TCGTGCCGCTTCTGTCTGTCCACACGCGCCCTCGGTGTAATGCCAGACGAACGCTGTCTGCATGTCAGTGATCCCTGCCTCGTCATCCGCTAAGAATGACTTCGGCGTCTCCACTAACTGCTTGCGCTCTTTCCTTGGCCTTCCCCGTTTGGGCTTGTCGTCAGCCATCTGTTGCTCCTTAATCTGTTGAACACTACCCGCGCCTCTTCCTCTGAAAGAGGCGCTTCTCTGACGCTCTCCCGCTCGTCTGAGTTCATCAACCTCCATCGCCTGAAGTTGTTTTCCTCACCCGATTCCTGATCATACACGAACCTCTCCATCCGCCTTCTCCCTCATTAGGGTACAGGGGGCAGGGTACAGCGCATCAAAACTTTTTTAAAACCTCTATGAGCACTCCCCACTGTCCATACCCATTACTATATATATATATTTATATTTTATTTAAGATACCCTACCCTACCCTGTTAAGAACATTAAGTATTTCAAGCACTTATAATACATTCAAATAGGGTATCAATTGACATACCCTTAGAAATCCTTGCCCCAGCTATCACTAAACTTGTCCGCACTCCCAATCTCGACCTTCGTGTAGTCCAAGTCGTACACTTTTTTGCCATTACTTTTGCGAGGTTCTAGCCCAAACTGCGCCAGTACCCTGCTTGCATCCTTGATATCCGGCATCCTTGGTTGACTGATTCCGAGGTCTCGGAGCAGCTTTGTCATCTGAACTGGCTTGGTGTTCTGGCTCTGGAAGTGTACGTGTTCGAGGATTAGATCTTCGACGGTGCTCTGGGTGCGGTAGGTCTCGTTGCTGCTCTGGAGCATCTCGCGCTCCTCTGCGTTGAGATACCAGCTCTCCTTCTGGTACAGCGTCTCCCTGATCTCCGCCCACAACTGCTGCATGTCGATCCCATGGTTTGCATTGATATCGGTCACGGCGACGACCCAAAACCGTCTGTTACCTGTGGTATCAATCAGGAACTCACGCTCGTTGACGCTGCCGTAGAATGCGGTTCTGCGCTGGTACGTGGTGCTGGCCCGATCATAGGGTAGGCGCAGCTCGTCCACCTTCTTGCCCGTGAACTGCTTGAGAGAGTCTATGTCCGCCCTCTTGAACGTGCTGCCCAGCTCACCCAGCTCTGCTACCCAGTGGCTCACAACCTGCTTCACGCTGTCCTTGTCATTCGGGTTCAGTGTCGCACCCTCTAACAGCCAGCCCTTCTCGTAATCCGCCAAACGCTTAAACCAGAGGGTCTTACCTAGCCCCTGAGCGCCCTGAAAGACCAAGATGCCTTCGAGGGATACACCGTTTGGCTCACACGCTGCGGCCACGCAACCGATAAGCCACTTGGTCATCAGCATTTCCTTCAATGGCTCGTTGGTGCTCTTGATCGTGCTCAGGAACTCCTGCATCCTACTGCGGCCATCCCATGGCCTACTCTCGATCCATTCCTTAACAGGGTTGTACTCCTTGGCTAAGAGCTTTAGGTAGTCTCGCACCTTCTGGTGCGGCACTCCAATCTGGATACAACGGTCTTCGATCTCGATCAGGCTCGACTCGTCACGCATATCGGCTATGAAGTTGCTGTGCGGTATGTTGATCTCCATCGCCTTCTTGATCACGTTGTAGCGCACATCAATCTGATTGACCGTCAGCACACCCCGAACATTGTCCTTAGTGTTTAGCATTCGGCCCTTCTCGCTGGTGTTCCACTGGTACTCGATCGGCACATCAACCTTGTTCAAGTCGGGAAGCAGCTCACCCTCCAGCGCGTGGTCGTTGTAGTCACCCTTGCTCTGGGGTATCAGAACCTCGGCCTGAGCGCCGATACGACGCACCACCTGTGCGGCTTTGACTGCCTCAACCTCGCCCGTCTTGGTGTCATCACAGTCGGCAATGAAGACATGCTTAGCCTCGGGAAACCATCCGCTGATTGTCTCTGCGACTGGGGATAGATTGTATGCGTCGAAACAGATAACCACGGGCTGACCAAGGTCTGCGTAGTAACTCGCACCCGTGGCATATCCCTCGACATAATTAATGGTGTGCGCCGTCCGCATCTGCTGTGGGTCGATGACAAAGAATGATCCAGCCTTCTTGCTGTGCTTCATAAAAAGCTTCTGGCCATCGCCGTCGATGTACTGCAACCCAACGATCTCAAGCTTCTTATCAAGCATGGGCAAAACCAGACGATTGCCCCGCTGCCTGAGACCATGGTTCTCTACACCCTTGCGCTGAAGGTATAGGTTGTCCTCAGTCGCTTCGGGGTAGCTATCCCACCGCTCCTTCGCAAGCCTTGCGGCTTCACGTTGATTCTGCTCGGTCTCTTTGGCCTTCTCCTCCGAGAGCATCCTGATCTGCTCGCGCTCCTCGTCGGTCATCTTATGGTTCACCGCATTGTCAGGCTTCCAAGTCGCGGTCGGCTCATCGTTGCTCACCGTGCGGTCACCACAGCGACCGAAGGGTACGTCCTGATCCAACCACACCTGATACCACCCGACGAGCTTCTGCTTGCCACCAACGTCCATGTAGGCGCGGCCAATGTCACCGCCTATGACTAACCCCTTCTTTGACTCTACCGTCATACCATTCGACAAAAGAAAAGACTCGAACTCACCTCGCAGGTCACCACTCAATGGCCGGCTGAAGTCTTTGCTTTTGCCGTCAGTTATTTTTAATCCCATGTAAAATTCACCTTGATCACGTTTTCCCAGATGTGCATAATAGTACAACATTTTGCAAACACACAAGGAAAAACGATGGGAATCATAGCAACTGGTGGCGGCGGATCAGACTTCGAGCAAGTCCCGACTGGCACACACAACGCAATCTGCTACAAGTTGGTGGATGCTGGAACCACACTGAACGAGTATCAAGGCGAGGTGAGCAAGCGTCACAACGTCTTTATCTTTTGGGAGTTACCCGAGCTTCGTATGGCGGATGATCGACCAATGTCAATCAACTGCCAGTATACGTTAAGCCTGAATGAACGTGCAAAATTGCGGCAGCATTTACAGGCATGGCGTAACAAATCTTTCACCGAAGAAGAGTTGGCATCCTTTGACCTGACCAAGATCTTGGGAACAACGTGCAAGGTCGATGTCGGTTTAACCAGTGGCGGCAACGCCAAGGTGCAGGGCGTGTTCTGCGCCGATGGTGGGGCAAAGAAAGTTCCAACGGTAAACGATCAGGTTGTCTTCGACTTAGAGGATTACTGCAATGAGTTCAACGGCAACTCAGGCAAAGCCAGCAAGATTGCCTGCGATGTTTTCGACGGCCTACCACGGTTTATGCAGTGGCAGATCGGTGGGTGCGACGAACCCGGCAAGGACAAGATTGAGCCATGTTTCGAGCTTCAGGCCGCGATGAAGAAGGGCGTCCCAGAACCTGAGATCGAGCCACAGAAGAAGGCGAAGAAGACAGAGCCAGCCGTCGAGGAATTCGTTGACGATGACATTCCATTTTAAGGGGGGCGGCAATGAAGAATAAAAAGCATAACCGTAAGTCGGTAAAGAGCGACTCAGTCATTGACTACCTTAGTCAGCATGGTGATACCAAGGCCGAAGTCTTGGCCTCTGAGCTAGGCGTTAGCAAGAGCCTAGCGGCCAAGAACCTGCGGAACTGGCACAATGCCCAGCGCAAGGTTGCCGAGGTATTGTCTGTCTCTGACGGCTCGACAGCGCGTTATTACGAGCTGCCGTTCAAGGCCCGGGAACTGCAAGATCTGATTTCTTATAAGAACATGAACGCTCAGATTGGCGAGATCTTTAGGGCAACCTATCGATACGGTCAGTCGTCGCATAGCAGTGAACTGCGTGATGCTAAGAAGATTCGTTTCTACATCGACGCTGAGATCAAGCGGCTGGAGCAGTCATGAGGATTCGACAGATCATTGCTGACGCAAAGCACCCAATCTTTACCTCATATGCTGTGATGATAGCATTCGGTATCGGATTGATTTTAGGATTTGGTTTAGGCTAAGGGTTCCATCACGGCCCTCCAACAGTGTTCCCGTCCACTGAGCCGCTTCGGCGGGACTAATCAGGAAACCCAATGGAATTCAAAGAAGGTATTTACGAAGACCTCGACTACCCTACCTACGACTCGATCCCTGCATGGAGATCACACGACCTAACCTCAATCGCTAAGTGCCCGTTCACTTGGAAGAACAGGACGTTCAACAACTCGCCGGCACTGCTTGAGGGCCGGGTGCAGCACACTGTGTTCTTGGAGCATCACAAGTTCTTCGATGAGTTTGCGATCGAACCGTTAGTCGATAGGCGCACAAAGGCAGGCAAGCAAGAGTACGCCGAGTGGCTGGAAGATCTTGGTGACAAGACACCCTGCAAGCAGGATATGTACGACATCTGCATGGAGCGCCGGGAGGTTGTCTCTGACTTCATACCCGAGCCAGATCATCGGGTCGAGCTAACGCTCTGCTGGATGTGGAACGGCCAACCCTGCAAGGGCAAGTTAGACTGGCATACCGGGACAGACATCTGGGATCTCAAGACCTGCCGGGACGCTTCACCTCGTGGATTCAGGAGCGCGATCAACACGTTCCGATACCACCAGCAGGCTGCGTATTATCTGGCTGGTTGCCGAGCCGTTGGCCTGCCGACCGAGAAGTTTTATTTCTTGGCTCAGGAAAAGGCAGCGCCCTATCCCTATTGCGTATACACGTTGTCTGACGAAGCCATAGCGTATGCTGACGCTCAGAATGAGCAAGCCATGGCCATTGGCATCAAGTGCCGGGAGCAAGACCTCTACCTGCCATACAATCAAGAAGGCATCAAGGAGTTTGGCCTTGCTGACCTTAACTAAAGAGGAAAGGGAGCGGGAAGCGAAGTGGGCGGAAGATATTAAATATCACGCTGCCCGAAGCGTCTGGAAGAAAAGGCACGAGGCCACGCCGAACAATCCGCCGCACCGACGAGTGACTTGGTCTGATTGGTTCGAGAAAAAGTTTGGTGAGAATCTCATTCATTACGCAGAGAGAAAGGCAAAGGAAAAGAAAAAGTCAAAGCCTGTTTAGTTCTTCACTTGCCAGCCTTCCGGTTTCCCTGTTGAACTTCATCGCAAGGTAGTCGTGTATCCTGCTCAGCTCGTAGGCTCTTACATCGTCGTCTTCCTCATCGACAATCTTATCGATCATCGCTAACACGCGGATGGTTGGTATGTTTGATTCTCTTTGCATAGCTTAATCCTAAGTCAAATTACTGGCAAAAAAAAGCGGCCTAAGCCGCTTCTTCCAAAAGTCCATTAAGAACGGCCAACACTTCGCAGAGCTTCACCGTTTGCTTGTCGCTTATTTTTTTGCCCTCAAATCTTGCTT